TAAACCCCTCATTATGAAATAAACCATGATCTTGCACCATTCTAATTTTTGATGTCATACCGCGAAATAAATCTTTTGGTTTTGCGGTTGTTATGCGCGTTGCTCTAAGTGAGCGCGACGATTGTCGCCCTGATGGCGTTGTTTGCATAGTGTCAAGCGGTGTAAATCCGTGTTTTCTTTTATTTCTTATAGGTAGCGTACTATCTTCGCTAAGTCGTTTAAATTTTTTACCATGTATATCTGTACTGGTGTCAATACCCTTTTGTATAGAAGCGTTTAAATGCCTTGCCATTTTGTTTAATGTTCTTGCAACAATACCGCCAATTGCTTCTGATGATTTGCTAAAAGAAAAGTTTTTTGATGCTTTAATACTCATTTTTGGTCAAGTTTTCCTTTTAAATAATTTAAACTTTCACTATGTGTTCGTAATTCAAATGTTAATTTTTCTTGTCTACGCTCTGCGTTTTCAAGCATATTTTCGTGGCGTCTTTGTGCTTCAGCATCGGACTTGTTCCACCTATCAATTAATTTTATTACCATTGTTTCAATATTTTCTATAGACTCTGATTGTCCTTTATTTTCAATTTTTAAATCTTCAATTGCAATAGCTTGTTCGTCTGCTCGTTTACCTTGTTTAAAATATCCATATACAAACAAAGATACTAAAACCCCTAAAGCTCCGTATTCCGCATATACATCCATACCCAAGATTTAACTACCATTTCTTTTTTTTCGTTTCCATGTCAAAAACTCCGCGGCTTCGTATGGGTTAAAAATTGTAGTAATCATTCTATTATCATCTTCATTATACTGTGGGTCTATTATTGTTACAGGAGCATTAAATATATTTTTATCTTCCAATCCGAGCTTGTCGGCATATCCGTCTATGTTCTTAAAGCTGGCAACTTGTAGGGCATGACTTATTAAACCGCTTGAAGGGTCTTTTAATACTTGGTATCCGCTAACGTGTGTATGCCCGCATGTTAAAATATGATCTCGCCAACCCATTTGTACAGCTTTGCTAACACCGTGCGCCGTGTTCCACATTGAATTACCTTTAAACGTATGTCTGGCATTTATACGCACAGATTTATGATTTGGAAAATTTAACTTCATGCGAGCGCCCCACGCTTCAAAAACGCCCGGATGATCACGCATAATAAAGTCTAATGGATCGCCGTCACCACTCCAAACATCATGGTTTCCAGCTATTAAGTATATCCATGTTACCGAGTTTAAAAAATGCTCTGTTAAACGCCATGATTCTTTTGCGGTTGTTGATTGTTGCCCATATAAACGCTGTAATCTGCCAATCCAGTTGTTTTGCACATCTCCAAGATTGCCAGCAAACATACCATCTGTTTTATTAATTAAATTACATAAAGAATATATTTCTGCTAAATTTGTCCCGTCGTCATCAACGTGTGGATCTCCAAAATGACAAATTCCAATTACGCCGTTTAGTTTAACATCAACATCTATTAAACTTTTAGACTTGCGTGAAGTAATTTTACGTTGATACTTTTTATTGCGATATGCAATAATATCATCAATTTCCATTTCCTCAATGGGAATATCTTGTACAACAAATTGATTAAATTCAACAATTAATGGTGCCACGGTTTTGCGTCCACATTCATAACAATAATAACGCTGTTTTTTATTTTTGTTTTTTCCGTAATATGAAAATCCATCTTTTCTTATACCTTTATTTTGACAATGCGGGCAAGCAATAGTATTACCATCTGCATCTCTGCGGATTGAATCGGCTGTAAAGCCATTTTTTTGTTTTTCCATATATTTACCATTATTTTTTTTTCTTACGTTTCCAACTAAGTGGATTTATATTAAACTCTTTTTCATAGAATGAAACTCTATCTTCTAACTTTTCGCGTTCTGCGGCTTCTTTAACGCTATGCTTTTCTAATAAAACAGATATTTCTTCTTTAGACTCTGCAACATCTTCGCGTAATTCATTTATATCTGCAACAAGGTTGCCATAACCAAAGCCCAGACCAATAATAACAGCTACTATATAAAATAGCTCCGTCCAGCCAAATGGTAGCTCAATGCTTTTTTTCATCGTTTATCTATTGCCCACAATACAAGCGTGATTAATAATAATATTGCACTCCATAGCATTGCATATAAGTTATCTTTTTTCATTTGTTTTTCTTTCCAAATGCAAAGCCTTCTTTATAAGCCTTTACAAACTTGGGTACAGCTTTTGCAAATTCAAGCTCTACAAAGTCGAGAGCATATTGACGAGGGTTTTTAATTACTTCTTTAATGTCCGCTTGTGGAACATCTACATCAAACTCGTTAAGAAGGCGGAGTTTGCGTAAGTAGCCTATTAAATACTGATCGTTGTTCCCCTGTTTGTTCTTGTTCGTTTCCTTCGGCATTTACATCCTTATTGTTTGATACTAATTTCTCTGCTTCTTGTTCTGTTAAATGTTTATTATATTTTAACATCAAGTCTTTTTGCGTAATTAGATTGTTTTGCAACATAAAAGTGTCCAGCGCAATTTGATCTTGTGCGCTAATGGGGTATTCAGGCTCATTAAATTTTATACCTATATTATCAGGTAATTTTACACCGTTGGCTTGTGCTATAACTTTTTCTATATTATATATATCACGCTCGTATACTTCCCATAACTCAACATCATCTTGATAATCTTCAAAGCGTTCTAAATCTTTAATTTTTAATGCAATACCGCTTGATGGTCTATCTGATTTACCATCTTCTGCAAACGTAATCCATAAATGATTGTTTTGTGCGGTTAAATCTAATATTGCTTTTACAAGGTCAATTGCCTCACGCACATTAGCTTGTGGTGATTTAATATCAAGCCTTGCTGGTTCTGGTATAACCATTATTTCAGAAGATCCCGCACGCACAAGTTTTTCTTCTTCGTACATGCCCTCTATAACATATTGTCCGAACATCTGAAAGCGCATTCCAAGAGCCGCCTCCGTAAGTAAAATATTTACCTGTTCGTTAGCGGCGCAAATGTCGTATGCTCCTGTTACAAAAAATTCGTTTAAATGATGTTCGCGGTGCGTAAATACAAACGGTAAAATTCCATAATTGTGCATTTGTTCAAACATTATATTGCCATCTTCATCATACATTATGTAATGTTCTCTATCCCAATACGCATACGCTAATTTGTTTGCATCGCTAATATCGTGTACGTTTTGCACTAATGGATATGTAATAGCTGTTGGTGTAAACGGGTCATCGTCAAAAAAAGCATCAAAATAATATACAGGATTGTAATTAAACGATGGTTTTGGCTCTTCATTATAAACAATTTGCGTTGCAATTGTGCCTACTAAACGTGTCATTTTTTCTACATGTTTCATTTTATATGATTTGCTTAAAGTCATATCATCATATTTTTTATTGACGTTGCGGATAGCGCCAAGCGTGTATATTCTACTCATTCTATCAATCATACGGCGTGTTACGTTAAATTCAGAAACTGGTATTTCTTTAAATGCGTCCGCAGTAAACCTATCTTCTATATATTGAGCTGTATTATCTCCAGCATAATAATCAAGCAATTTAAATATAGCTTGTCGTCTGTTTTTTGCGTATAGCTTTTTTTGTTCTTGTAATGATTCTGAAATTAAAAATTGTGCTTGTTCAATCATCGTTTACTCACTTTATATTTTTGGTTTCGTATTGGGAATCTTCCGCATACCCCATACCTAAGACTATCCGCCCCATGGTCGTGATAACCGTCTTTTAAAGGTTCGTTCCTCAAATTAGACCCTTCTTTATGCTCTGGATACCGATAAGATTCTATATCTTCTACGATTCCCGTGCATTTTTTATCAATATGCAATCTTATATCGCCATCTGCGGACATTACAAATTGCCGAACATGACTTATACCCGACGAAATTTGTCGGCTATATTTATCCCTACGGCTTATAACGGGCAATCCCGTTATTTGCCTAAATATATCAGCCTCACCCATGCCGACAGATGATTGCATTTGAAACCCAGCCGGATCACCGTAAACGCGAGCAATTCGGTATTTTTTGTCTTGTACCGCTTTGCAAAGTTCCGAAATTTTAAGGTTTTTTTCATGTAATATTTCATCTATAATAAATATATGGTCTTTTCCTTTGTCGCCAAACTTAGCAGTTTGAAAAAATAAAGCGGCTGGCATCCTATACCCAAAATCTAAACTAAGGTATACTGGTAACATTGGATTATATGGGTGACTGCCTACATGTTTGCGGCGTGAAAAGTCTGCATAAACCCGACCACTTAACGCGGTAAATTCCGCAGAAAATTCTTGATCAAAAATTTCACGCGTCATAGTTGCTTTAGCTTCAACCAGATCTTCGTCATCTTTTCCTTTTGGAAAGCTATGGAAGTTTTCCCAAGATGGTGAATTAAACGACATCCACATTGGCGCCTTTTGTGCATAAATATAATATTCATAAAATCCGTCATAACCTTCAGGCGTAGAAATCATTAAACATCTACCCTTTGTATCCGATAGTGTTGGACGCAAATACATTTCAAATATTTTTTTTAAATTCATCTTAGATGCCTCATCAATAACAACAAGGTGATTTCCAGCGCCAATTAATGATTCTGGATGTTCCGCTGATTTACCTTCAATTATAGAACCCCATTCAAATTCTATATATTGTTCATTAAGAGATTTACGCCTTGTAGGTAAATTGTGTTTTATAATTAAATCATCGTATACAATTCGGAATATGCGCTCACTTGTTGAATATGTTGGTGCAACAATCCATACATTTTTATTTGGTTGTGTAACTAATGCCTCGGCTTCGCGCGCCGCCGCCATAGACTTACCCCAACGCCTACCACAGCACGCCACGACAAACCTCACATCGTCCGCCGCCTTATGTATTTTTTCTTGTCCGGGGTGTGGTTTGTAATCAACAAACTCAAACCACTTTTGTTTATACGCAGAAAAATCGTTCATATTCAAGTTATAATTTAACCTTAAAAAAAATTTTAAATATAAATCATTTTTTTCTTGACTTATATATAATATACATGTTATACTTGTTATAGTATGATGATAGATAATAAAAACAGTTTAATAAAATGAAAACCTACAAACATATAAACTTAATTTATTATTACGATATAAATTTACAGTTATGGACGGTATATAATAATAATGACCTTTGTGCTTCAGCAGAATATTTTAATAACAAAAAAGAATTAATGTTTGAATACCCAGATTTTCAATTTAAAGAGTATAAATAAAAACAACAAAACAGGAGAATAGCATGAATTATAATAACAGAGTAGTTGATCTTACATTTGGTATAAGTGAGCAAGCGTTGGCGGTTGCCGCAATGCTTAATGATTTAGAGCCAGATTTTTTATATCTTGAAGATGAACATAAATGGAATAATGATTACACTTTTCAAACAACGCCTTTTTATAACGGTAGAGAAAAGGGTATCGTTATTTCTTTAATAGAAAAATATGGGGCGACGGATAGACAATATAATGTTTGGATATACGAGCATAGAAATACAGATGGTTTAGTTGCTACTGCTTGGGAAGGAACAACGCCATTTAATAATTTGTGGACAGTTGAAGATATACCAAATGGTGATGAAAGATACAAAAATGGCACATGGCATAATGCAGAAGAAGATTGGGGTAACGCTGGTAAAATGGCGTGCAAAGTTATGGATTTGTTTGAATCAAAATTCAACGAGTGGAATAATTTGGAGGAAGAATAGCATGGAAAATTTAGAAATTGATTTTTCAAAAGTAAAAACAGTTATTGAAAAAGTTGTAAAAGAACAAAGAGATAAAAACAATCATAAAACTGCAAGTTTAATAGAATTAGCGCCTGACATGTTAGACTTAATTAAGTTTGTTTATAAAATGGAAAAAAAAGCAAATAGATATGGTAGTGTTCGGCGACTTTGTGAATCATTATTAAGTAGAGCTTAAAATAATGGCAATAGTTAAAAACATAAATAGACTACGTCAAAAGGCGGTTCCAGTAGCCACGGGTAAAATATCCGTGGCTATTTCCAAACTGTTCTCGCATACTTTACATCTAAGGGAAGGCGCCGTTGGGATCGCGGGGTGTCAGGTAGGTCTTAAAGATCATGTTTTTTGCGCCTTAATTGGCTCTAAATGGCGTTTTTTTGCAA